CCTTGCCAAGCGCTTCAAGAAGCGGAGTAATCGCTTCATCAATAAACGCCTGGTACACCGGACCAACATTCGCAATGAACTGCTCAAAGGCTGGGAGCCCTGTGGTGGTTAGCCAGTCGAGAACCTTGTTGACTTCTGGTAGCAACTTGTAGCCAAGGTTCTCCATCGCCTCATTGAATCGCACTTGTCCTGTCGCCAGTTTGCCGCTTGTCGAGTTGGCAATCTCTTCAGCAATGCCGCTGTACTTCGCTGCTGATGCGTTGAGAATGTCTTGGATTGTTGCGCCCTTCTTGACCTCAACGCCAAGCGCCTTGAGGCCGCGTGTCTGACCCTGAGCAGCCTTACCGATCGTCATCATGACTTCTGCTAGGTCGGTTCCGGTGACGGCGGCAATGTCAGCGGCGATGGCGTTTGCCTTGAGCAGGGTCTCTTGATCCTTGAAGAAGCGCGAACCCATCTCAAGACCTGCGCGTACCTGCTCGTCGCTAATACCAAGAGCGCCCATTGCGGTGATCTGTTCGCGGATTGCCTTGTTCAGCGCCCTAGTATCAAAGCCACGCTGACGCAGGGCGGCGTTGAGCAGGATCGTCTGGCGCTCGTCATCCATCGCCGCCTTGATCGCGTCTGCGGCGAACGCAGCAAGAGCCGTGGCGGCGGCAAGTGAAGCAGCAGCTACGCCCTTGAAGGCAGTAATGCCGGTGCGGCGGAGCTTGCCCATTGAGGTGCCGATCTTGCCAAGTGGGCCACTTGCCTGATCCTTAGCCTTGACGACAAAGTTGGCGGTCTGGTTTCCAGCCATCAGCGTTGGTTACCTCTCTTGAACTTGAGGATGGTGTTGCGGAACGGCTCGTCGTTGAAGAACGCGGCCACCGTCTTACTGTATGACTCTACTGCTCGATCGATGTTGGAGCGCTGCTTTACCACTTCATCTACGAATGGTCGCTTCTGCACTGGCTTGACTGCGAAGGTGCCGTTGACGGTTGTGCGTCGGTTGCCAGTACCACCGACTACCAGCCAGCCGTAGAACACGCCATTGCGCCCACCCTTGATTCCGACCACCGCAGCAGGATTGTTGAATCGCGCCTTGCGCGCCAGCACCTTCTTGCGAAGCTTGCCAGTCTGACCCTTTGGCGCCTTGTCTCGCATTGGCTTTTGGAGTGTGCGCGCAGCGTTGAGTGTGGCGAACGATGCGAGACGCTTGAACGCCGTAGGGTTGGAACCCTTGAGGAAGCCCAGTCGCAGTTGGTCGTAGTTGCTATCGAACTGACCTTCTACGACTACTCCGGCTCGCATCATTTCCCTTTCGGCTGGATCTCTGCGTGAATCATCCAGTGCAGCAATACCTGATCTAGCGGTAGGCTCGCCACCTCATCTGGCCACATTCCGAACTTCTCGCCCAACAGGTGGAAGATGATCTCTGGCGGAGGCGAGATTGTTTGTCCAATCGCCATCCGCTTGGCAGCGAGCCTTACTTGGGGTTTGGCTGGTTCGCCTTGCCCCACGCTTCAAGCGTCTGCGTCAGCGCATCTACCGGTGCATCCAGCACATCGTCGCAAGGCTTGCCATCAAGCCCCTTGAAGTTGTGCGTGACTACCAGTTTAGAGAACGCGCCCAGCGATCGATTAGAGTCGCCTGACTCCAGGTCAAGCAGGATGCGCGCCGAGACTTGCTTTCGCAGCTCGGCTGTCCATCCAGCGAACTCACCCTCCAAGGCAATCTTTACGGTGTCCATATTGACCCTCCTACTAGCGCACTAGGCGCTGCTCTTTACGGCGCTGTTGCCAGCGGCGAATCCACGATGATCTCAAGCGACTTGCCTGAGGTCGTGTCAAACGCCAGGCGGCAGGTGATCTCATTCACCGTTACGCCCTCGTTATCAGCCGAGAGCGGCACGATGTTCTCGATCTCCCACGAGCCGAGAATCCACACGCCGAAGTTATCGGCAGTCGTGCCGTACAGGCGCAGATACTTCTGCGTGGCGATGTCGGTGATTGGGAAGGTCGTGCCAGCGGCTGCGTTGCTCGCCACCGTGAAGGTGAGCGTTGCATCAAGCACGCCAGTCAGCGCGGCGGTTGCGGCCGTCAGGCTGCCGTCAAGCGCCGTGATCATTCCTACACCTGTCGTGATTGACAGATTGAAGTTGTAGATCGACGCGAAGTCGGTCGCCCCTGTGCCGGTCTTGTCTGGGAAGTTTGTGTCGGTGCTCAACTTCATCAAGCGACCAGGCATCATTGGATTGGCAGGGATCGCGTTAGGGAAGGCGAGTGCCGAGCTGGTCACCGTGGTTGCCGCAAAGGTCGCGCCCATCTGGAGCAAGCCTGCTGCGTCTGCTGAGAAAGTGATTTCCGTCGGAGCAGCATCTCGAACGAGATACTTCTGCACGCCGTCAGTCACAAGGAACGAGTAGAAGACGAGCGTGTCGACATCGGTCTGCGTTGGCGACCAAGTCCACGAGTACGGCGAAGCCGTACCTGAGGTGCTCGCGCCGATTGCGTCAAGGACGAGTGGCAGGGTGCGGAGCGATGCAGGACCCTCAGCAATGGTGAGGACTGGTGCGCGTCCGGTGATGACTGGCTGGCTCGCCTGAATCGCGGTGCGGCGACCTACTGAGATCGTCTCGCCCATATCGACACTCACGCCCAAATCTAGGCTTCCGATCGTTTCGTTGAAGAGGATCTCGCCGACGGCGGTTCCCATTGAAGCTGCTGTGCCGAAAGCGGCCTGCGACGCAGTAGCGATTCGCGTCAGAGCCTTTGCGCCGTAAGTTGCCATCTCTCGATCTCCTTGCTCTACGCGGTGAACGCCACGGTGTCATAGACCGTGACTTCCGCAGTTGCTTCTACGGTCAGGTATTCCTGATCGGCGTATGTATCTGTGCCGAGTGTAGTAGCAGTGACTGCTACCTGAACGGCATTTCCACTAATCGTCACAGCTCCGTCAAAGGCTGTGCGGAGCCAAGCGCGCCAAGTGTAGAGGTCGCGGTACTTGTCATCCATCCGTGGGATGGGCAGGAGGTACAGGCGGATCGCGACGGTCAGCACCGTGGTGCGGTTACCGTTGCCAATGCTGATCGAGTCATCGCCAGGGAAGAGCACGACGGCTGGGACGACCGGCAGAGACTCTGGCGGTGTCGCCCACGCGTTGCGGAGTGCGTAGCCAGTTGGCGGAGTGACCGCCTCTAGCCGAGCTGCAATGGCATCAAGGATGGTCAGGTCGGTCATCGCGCCAAGCCGTTGCGCTTGCGGTACGGCTCAAGGATCAGCGCAGCCTCTGGGTGCAGAGCGCGGCTCATCCGCAGGATGCCGCCAAGGTCAGCCGATCCGATCACGCCGAATGGCGCGGTGCGGCTGTTCCAGACAGCGCCAGCCTGAATGATTTCCGCTTGCTTCACAGCAGCTGGCACACTGGGAAAGCCGAATACGCCGACCACGCGGACCCCAAGGTAGACATCCTTAGGGAAGTTGCGCGGCCATGTGACGCTCGTATCGATCTCGGTGTAGGGGAAGCCATCGAGCGCAGCGTTGCGCGGAGCCAGCACATAGTCAGTGCCACTCGTCCAAGTGGTCTCGTAGGTGCCGTTCGCGTCATCGTCTGTCTGGAGCGTGGTGACGCTGACGAGATCGTCGGTCAACACATACTCGTAGTCCTCCGCCGTGTAGAAGCGTGTCTCCGACGCGGTGCCGAAGCCGGTCTTGCGGTCGCAGTAGAGATCGATCAGCGTGTCGGTTGCATCAAGCACCGACTGGAGCGCAGTGTCATCCGTGCTGTCGGTAATGCCAACCGCAGCCTTGAACTCAGCGAGTGTTGCGTAAGACATTAACGGCCTCCTGTGTGTAGGTAGGTTACGACTTGCGTTGATGACGCTACTACGCCGTAGAGTTTGTCAGCCTCTGGCAGCCAGATCGTTACGGTGACTCCCTTGTGCAGTTCCATACCGGTGGAGGTGGTCACGGCTGCATCACCAACATAGACAGTTGTGTTGCCGCTCATGTGTAGGCTCACCCACGATGCACCGACTACACCTGTCGTGATCAGGGTCGGAGTTGTGCCAATCGTGACATGCCCATTCTTCAGCATTATTCCCCTTCAGGAGCGACGCTAGGCTCCGATTGCGAGATGGTAGCAGTCCTCATACCCTTTGATACTTTCGCGCGCTCTACGAGCCGCGTTGGTGCCTCTGCGTCGACATCTGCAACGGCCTCAGCCAAGCCAAACCCAATCAGGCTTTCCGCCTCTGCCTGTGGCAGGTCAACGATTGAGCCGCTCGGATATTCACCGCGTCGCTTGCAAAGTCGAACGAGCATTAGTTCTCCAATCTTGCGGATCAGGGGAGCCGCCGAAGCGACTCCCCTTCACCACTAACTAAACCTAGCTACTGACGAATCAGTTGCAGGCGTAGTACTTGACGGCATCAGCCTGGGCAAGCCCAGTTGCACCGCGAACCTCAACCTTGTACGAAACAAGGCCCAGGTTCCACGCGTACTCGCGGCTTACATCCACGCGGATGCCGCCGACGAGCGCGGTCTTGATCTGCCCAAGGTCACCGAACAGGATTGGCTTGGCATCGTCGCCAATGTTCGCAATCCCTGAAGCGGTGTAGACAGGCTTGCCGAGGAGGCGATCAACGCCACCCTGGCCACCTGGCTGGAAGAGCGGCACGCTGGACGATGTGATTCCAAGGATTGCTCCAAGGGTCGCATCGGACATCAGCCAGCCAGCCTTCGCGGCCGAGCGGTACTGCTGCTTCACAGCGTACTGAAGCGAGACCAGTTCCGCATAGGTCGGAACAAAGGTCGCGCCGGTCACGCCTGAACCAGCGGCGGTCACGACGGCCGTACCAGCGGCTGCGCCGTGAGCGATTGCAACTTCCTGACCAGCAGCGTCCGCAATGAACGCAGCGATGTCAAAGGCTGCATCCTCGACAAGCTCTTCCGAGACCTGCACGAGAATCTTGTAGCCGGATGGGGTGAGCTGAAGCGTGCCCATCGTTGGGTCGCTCTCAACAATCGTCCCAGCCTCGCCAGGAGCCGTTGCGGTTCCGAGAGCCGTGGCTCGTGGGAACTTGATCGCGTTGCCGGTGGCAACACGGATCACATCAACAACATCTGGGTTGATGAATGGGTTGATCTGACCAGCCACGACATTGACGCGTGGGAACACGGCAACTGGATCGCCCAGGTTGCTGCTCTTGGTCACATCGCGGTACTCGAACGACTCGGTGCCGCCAGCAAGACCGATCGCGCGGAGGCGCTCGGAGTCGCTCTTAGCCTTAGGAGCCGTAGGAGCCACAACAGCGGCGAACTCGGCGCGAGCCTCGTCAGCAGCCTTGCGTGCTTCGGTAGCGTTCTTCTCGGACTTCATCGCCTCAGCCAGCGAGCCGGCCTCTGCGACGAGCTTCTCGAAGCGCGCCTTGTCTTCGCCCTCTAGGGCGATTCCCTTATCGGCGGCCTCAACGGCAATGCCGCGTGCCTCCGTCAGGAGGTTCGCTCGCTTGTCAGCGAGATTTGCGAAGTCGGACATAGTGTCCACTTCCTTTCTCCGCGCATAGGCGGACTATCTTCTTTGCTCTCCTCGGTGGGTTGCTCTAACGCGGACTCGCCTACTCAGGGCGGTGGGGCGTAGGCACGAGACCTAGAGTGCGTCACCTTCTGCCGCTTCCAGGGCAAGCATTGCCATAGCGACGGATGGGTCAACGACCTTCTCCTGCTTTGGCGCGAGCTTGGAGCGAACAGCATCAATGACAGCCACTTCCTCGGTGGACAGTTCTCGTCCAGCCTTGACTGACTCAAGTGTGGCCATCAACGCTTCAGCCTCTACGCCGATCTTTGGCGCAGTGACTTGGCGGATTGCCGTGAGACCAAGGGTTGCAGGGTAGGCAGGGGTCTGACCACCAGCGGCAAGGATGCTCACCTCGAACAGGTTGGCTTCCTTGATCGTGCGCTGATTGCCATCCCAAGCATCCTGTACCTTCTGGAAGCCGAACGACATACCGGCAGCGGCGCTCTCATGCGTGAGCATTGAGATGACCTTCGCTGCGTCTGGATCGGCTGGATCAAGTTTCGCCTCAACGCGCAGACCAGTCTCGTCCTCGGTCAGTTGCAGACGGCCGCTCGCGGTCGTTGCAAGTGCGCGCGTCTCGTCGTGACCGAAGAGGAAGGAGATGATCTTCTGCCCTGCGGATGCGCGAGCCAGTGAACGCTTGAACGCGCTAGGCGCAATGCGCTCCTCGAATGGCAGACCAGCGCTTGCGCTGTTCCAGATCGCGGCGTAGCCAGTGAAGGTTCGCTGTCCGTCAGCGTCAGCCTCGGCAAGACGATACTCGCCGATTGGCAGTGAGCGAACTTCTTTCTCTTTCATATCAATGATCTCCCTATCTTCAGATGCGATGAGTCGATCTGCCCACGAGAGTACGCGATCAGTTGCGTCGCGGTCAGTTGTTTCCACACCCCAAAGGAAGCCAGCAACAGCGCCTGGACCTGGGAAGTCCTCGTTGTCCTGATCCTGATTCTGTGGCACGCCTTCCCAGTCACCGCGATGACGGCGAATCCATGCGGCCATGCGGATCACCTTGTCGGTGTCTGCTCGACCGGCTGCAAGTTCGCGCGCCTCGTCAATGGTCTGCGCCTGCAAGCCTTCGCCTGCACGGCCGTCCTCTACGAACGACAAGCCGCGAGCGGCTGCATTGCGGATGTAGTCAGGAACCTCGTACACGGCGCGCTCCTCGTCAGCGAGATACTCGTCAGGCGAATACGCCTCGATCATCAAGCCGCGAGCCATCTCGCGCACGGCTGGATCATTGTCAATCGCGTACTCCAACTCCTCGCCGTACTGCTCCTTGAGCAGACCGTACTTGTACTCCTTGAACGCCAAGCCGGTGGCGAATGGCGAGCCGTCAAAGTCGTTGAGGTGTACCTCTTCAACGCCTGCGACCTTGTACTCCTGAAGCCAGGCGCGTGTCTCTTCTAGGCGCTCAATGCTGCGAGCCGAGACCACGATGAGTTGCTTGTCGCCAGACATCACCTGCTCGTTGAGCAGATCAATCAGCGGCTGGTTAGGCTGCTCGTTGTCAAGGATCAGCGTGCCGTCAAGGTCAACGATGATGTAGCTCAAGCCTGTGGCTCCTGACCAACTACGCCGATGTTCAGTGCCTTGTAGTGCTCGTCGCCGCCTTCAACATCTGCGCGATCCTCAAGACGGCGGATCTCGTTCAGCGACAGGATGCCGTTATTCAGCGCGATGGCGTATGCGTCGTAGCGCTCCTTGGTCGTAGGTCGGAGCAGGCCGTCAAGTGTGAACTTGATGAAGGTCTGATCGGCACCTGGAACGAGACGCTGCAAGCCAGCCTCTAGGCGCGTGACGAGTGGTCCAAGCCCAAGGCGCAGCCACTCAATGCTGACGATCTCAACGCTGTTGTACGAGCTGTTGCCGCCTGGGTACTGGAGCAGGTGGAGCGGTACACCCATGAGCCGAGCGATGGACTCAACGCCCCAGTGCAGGGTCTCAACCAACTGCATATCGCTGATCTTCATGGACATCTGCTGGAAGTCTGCACCACCGGTCAGCACCGCGATCTTGTGCATCTTTTCGATGCCTTCGTGTCGGCGGCTGAATGAGTTGCGGAGTGAGTCCGCCTGATCCTGCGTCAACTCGCCAGGGATCTTGATCACGGCCGATGGGGCTGCGCCCTGCTCGTAGAACTTGGCGCTGTAGAGCTGCGTGGCGCTGGCAAGGCCGAGCGTCGTGCGGTGCTGCTCGACAGGCGACGGTGCGCGCAGAGCGGAGCCGGTGGCGAAGAGTGGGATGTGCAGGATCGCGTCGGCGGTCAACTCTACGCCGACATTGTCATCGCCAGTGACGGTGTAGATCGGTGCGCCGTCAACGCTCTTGATGGTCACCTTCTGTGGATCAAGTACGCGCATCTCAACAATGTCGCC